TGGCATCACTGCTGTGATTAGCGTTGACGCCGAAAGCCGTTCGAGCTTTTGTGGCATCTGCTATATCGTTAATTTTTCCAGACTTATTTATTAATTGTTCCCACCAAGAAGCTTCTGTCTTTTGCGGGACCTGCATGATATTGGTCACCCATTCACCATCTGCATTCTTGTAAACAAGCTTCTCTTCAAATACCTGTGTGAAATGTTGTTCGATTACTTTTCCATCAAAATTGACCGATGGGACTCTTGTCCAAGACTTCGGCAATTTGTTCGCAAAGAGAAATTCATATTCCATAATCTTCTTGAGACCCAGAGGCTCAACTTTGAAATATTTGAATCCCGTTTTACGAGCTTCCGGAGCCGGTGTTCCAAAAATAATATTGTACAGAGTCCCGTTCGGATCCCATTGTGTGAAAGCTTTGATGATCTTCTCAGAGACAGGCTCGTTGGCTTTGACCCCCATTGCCTGAGCAGCTAATGGCGGTACTTTGTATCCTTTCTGCTCTTTACCAAACAACACTGTTTTCCCAACCGAAGTCCAATCAAACGCACTTTCAGAGGGTTTGGCATTTTTGAGAAAATCCTCGGCCAATCTTCCGTAGAAACGTGTGAAAGTTTTCAATATTGGGACTTGTTCACCCATATACTCGGTCATTATTTTTGCTATATCTTTGAAGTCTTGGGGAGTAACGATTTGATTATACTGCGCAGTCATTCTGCTCACCAAATCTTTCGTTTTTGGATCAAGAAAATATAACTGTTCCATTATATCATCACCCGGATCCAATCCTTTATTGAATATATCTCTGACGTCTTCTCTAAGCTCCTTCAATTCTGCTGTTCTAATGGGATCGAATTTCTCGTAACGAGCAATACGCGCTGAGATTTCTCCCAAAACAGCGTCACGATCAGCAGAATTAACGACGAGAACGCCTTCTTGCTTTCCGAGAGCCTTTGCCAGATTCTTCTCCACCTGTAATATTCCAGTTCTTTGGCCAGCACCGTAAAGAGAGCGCAATTATTAAACAAGTTCGTTAGACTTGCCCGGAGGACTTACTCCGCTGCATATTGCTATGCAGATTAGACTATATCTTACGTAGTTGAAACTACGTCCCTGCTTTTCGACCACACTTGTGGCCTACGGACTTCATCGGCCGTTCTGGTCGGTATGTCCTAGTCGTTGAACCTGCTGTCCATTCCTGAACAGATTGGCTGCTGATTGCCCACATGGGGTGTTCCAGCAATTAACAGGGTTTATTGATGGCCTCACTTAACCATCACTTGGTACTTGGAAGCTTTCCTGAGATCGCTTTCTCGTAATCCTAGACGCTCGTTCATTTTCTTGAAACGAGGATCATCAAAAGTCATTCTAGCAACTTCGTCATAAATCCTTTTCTTGTAATTCGTTGGAATTACATTCGAAAATTCAGCCAGCTGTTTGTTTCTGGTGGTTAGTGCAATCACCTGAGCCCCAGAGGCAGACTGTGAAGTGTTAGACGAAAGGCGTTAATTTTCGCCACCGGGTTATGGGCAATCTTTCCAAGTTTTGTATTTAACTATAGAATCTATAGTCCCGCTATGGACACTAAACATTCTACCTATTTCTGCCAAAGATTTTCCTCCTCTATAAAAAGCACGAATTTCTAAAACATCTTCCACTTCAAGTTTTTTCTTCCCTCTCGAATTGTTTTTACGACCTGTACTCGTTTTTGGAATAATTAAATCAGGAAGTACATGTGTCCATCTTTCTCCCTGTCTTATTTTAGAGACAGTGGATGTAACTATGCCAATAATATCAGAAATTTCACCATCACTCAGTCCATTTAACATTAAATTCTTTATCTTTTTTACAGTCTCCTCATCCAATTTAGCCCCAGGCTTTTTTGAACCAATTGGCATAAGACCATTATCTATCGCATGCTTATGGTTTTCTTTTGACGTGACGTATTCTAAATTTGTAAAATGATTATTTAATTTATTACCATCTTTATGATTTATTTGCAATTCTTCATTTTCTCCTAAAAATACTCTTCCGACTACTCTATGAACTCTATGGTTAGCTCTAATATTGCTTATATACAATGTAAGTTGTAGATAACCTCCTTTATTTATTTGGGGTTTAAGAATAGTATCAGAGAATTTACTATAAATATCTCCGCATTCACTGACTAAGTAATAAGATTCAGGGATTGCCCGCCATTCCATTTTGCACCTCATTGTGTACAATAACCCGTGTCTATGCATTACTGCATAGGTCAGATCATATCTTCATCAAAATTAATTGATGCTCCGCGCTTCGACCACACTTGTGGCCTACAAGCTTCATCAACCGTTCTGGTTGGTATGCTTTGATCGTTGAACCTTCAAACCCATTCCTGAGTAAGCTTGGCTGCTGATTGTCCACGAAGGAGTTCCCAGCAATTCACGGAGTTTATAGATGCCTCTGCTTGAAGCATCTTGTTCTAATGCTAAGCCGGTTTTGTAACCGTCAAGCTTGTTTAAATTGGTCTTCCAATAAACTTTGGACAAATCATCCACACCATCTCTCAAAAAACTATCTATCTTGGCCAATTCCATAGAGAACCGAAGAAACTTCCCTAACTCTTCTCCCTCTATCGTAGCCACCATCTCTTTCTGAAGAACCTTTCGGATATCATTCGGCTTATTATGAAGCATTGCATAACCAATATCTAACATTTCATTACGATATTTTTCGGCAATCTTCTGCCTGCCTGTTTGAGACATGCTATTGAAACTGCCTTCGAATTCATCCGATAGGCCACCGAGGAATCCGCCTATTTGGTCATTGAGGTTATGGTACCCCTGTACTCCGAGGATGGCTTCAGTATCCGTGTTTAAAAATGGTCTAAACGTCTCCCCGCTCTGCGGCCCAATTAGTCCTCTATCGTATACACGTGCTCTGTGATCAATGAAGGGATGATTACTGAATGCTTCGCCAGTACCACGTAACCATTCCATTGCTTTAAAACGCTCGTATGAATCTCCACGTTCAACGATATACTTCCTGTAACGATTCAAATCATCGAAGAAATCAGATTTACCTTTATCGTCTTTGAAATACAACAGACTCTTCATGAAATCATAGAATTGGGGATCTATCCGATATTTTGATCCACCGGCCCAATTAAGAGCATCAGTAAATTCTTTATCTATAAATTCATCCGGAAATTCTGCAAATGAAGATGTGCTAGTAATCGGTATTCTCGTATCGTAATCTATAAGTCCTCTTTTAATGAAGTAGGTCTTTCTCCCAGGCTTAAAAAACAGCCGATTCCCATCGTCTTTTACAGAGACGCGTAAACCAAGTTCGACTTTGCGTTGAAGTTTGGTATATTTCAATATTCGCGGGTCAGTGACCCTGATGTTGTACGTCATGACGTCATAGTATTGCCCGAAATATTGTCCGGACATCCTAGACTTCATACGCCTTTTCTGCACACCATAAGTCTCGAGTTCATAGAAGCCTGCTACTCTCCCGGATTCGAGAAGTTTTTTGCCAGTATCGAACCATACTCTCCGATTACCGTTGAGATTGGCCAAGTTGTATAGATCACGCCCAAGCTCCATGGCTATCTGGTCAAAATCTGGGGTTTCCATGATGGCAAGACGCCTAGCGAACTTAAGGTAGAACTGCTGGAGGTCCCTTTCGTTCTTCTTGAGTCTTACCAGAAGCTTAAGAGGAATGTGCTCATCGAAAAAATGGCGCAAACTGCGAGCAACATTTGGCTCAATGCGATCTTCCCACTTATTTCTTGCGACAATATTAGGAATAAAGTTATCATGCAAATCCTGTAGTTGTGTTGGTCCCAATACGGGATCGATGTAATTGTTGATTTTCAACTTCTTCAGTACATCAGAATCAGCACGCAATTGTGTTTCCAATGTATCGGAAATGTTCATCACATCGAATTTTATCTGGCTTTGAGAAACAGCCTTGAAATTGCTCCAAACCTCCGGATTATTCCTCTGCCTGGTGAACAAAATTCTCAAGTTATCTGCTACAACGGCACGTTGATTAGCCCCCATTTTCATCTCGAGGGAGTCAATAAATTTCTTTAAAAATACCTTGTCAGCATCTTTGAGAACATTGCTCTCTTCTATTCGTCTAACCGCATTATTCAACACTTGGGGAGATTGCTGAAAGATCCTGGCGTCTTCATATCTATTATTCACGGGGTTGAATATCATCTGATCTTCCCGAGGAAGATTGGTCAAAACTCTTCGCTTTGCCGCTCTCTTAGTACCCAGAAGTGTGCCGCGATAATTAGTCAATGACAATACACCATCGAGTTCACCTGCTTGCAATAAGTAGTAATCCCGGAGTGTATTTGTCAATTTTTGATCATTGATGAAATCTTCTGGCCTAGATGCACCAAGTTGCATAGCATCAAGCTTTGCTTTTGCTTGTGCGAAACGTCTAGTATCATTGGGTAGTGTGGGATCTGTCATAGCTCGGAGCTCATTCAACCCGACTGATTTTCCGTCAAGAGTGTCAAACTTATCCAATGTCAATTCTCCAGAATTAAACATATTCAACTTACTGTAATCACCAAGATGTCTGATCTGTACATCTTTCGGTTGACGTCTTAACCAAGCGTCATATGTTTCTCGTAATGGTGTTTGCCCATCATAGAAAGCAATTTGTGCAGGCGTGAGACCATCCAAGTTTCTTCTACGAATTTGGGCAAGACCCTCAAGCTTTGATAAATCATCCCAAGATTTAAATACAGGAACTGTGGTTGATCGACAACGATAATGAGCTGGAGGCTTGTGCACAATATCGTCTATATCATAAATCTGCCCATCTCTATGACGACAAATGGGTGTAGTCCTCTTATCGAGCACTGATACATATTCCCAACCAGAAATTGCGCCTCTATTGGCCTTATATACTTCACCATCTGCTTGAGTATGGACAGACGTCACTGCAGTAATCACCAGAGCTTGGCTCTGATTCTTAGAAATATTATGAATATTTCCTTTTCTTACGTCTAGGGCCATTTGATTCGTTGTTTTTCCATCGGCTATACCGTTGCGAATCAAAGCTTCGATACGCCTCTTCTCTGATTCAGCTATCCCGGCCCATCCCATAGCTAGTGTCTGATCTTTAAATAGCGGTCGCTCCAAAACAATTTCTTCCGCCACTCTTCGAGTTGGACGAGCCGTTCTCCAAATATTTCCCATAGTATTTTCGAAAGTCTGGTACATATAGGAGATTTGATTCGAAGCCATATCTAACAAAGATTGTTTAGAGATGGAATATACTTCTTTATATGTCTTAGTAATGTCGTTGTCTATGGCATCTCGAAGTACACGAAATCCGGCGGGAGATGCCTTAGCATCGGCTATCAATTTTGCTGTGGAGACCTTATGTCCATCCAAAACCAGGAAAACTTTGTCAGCTAAACGCTGCTCATAAAGTCTGAGCATTGCAGCACGATCAATAACCTTGTCGTATACCTCTGTATTGGCATTCATTCTACACCATTAGATTTAAGCATCTTGGCGTATTCAGTTGACCCTTTTTGAGGTATTGCCACAGGATCTCCGTTTATCTCTTGAAGAGCTTCCTCATCAGAATACTCTGGAGCGAGAAGATCGTTTTGCTTGATCAACTCTATCCAAGAAGAGCGTGGAATAAGACCGTTCTGGTACCATTCAGTGGCAAGCCTCAGCCAATCAGCACCAATGGGCATAGGGTTGAAGTCGTTGCATAAATTGAATTGGATATCTTCTGGTGTATACGCTGTCTTGTATTTCCAGTTGAGCATAAATGCGATTATTTGTGAAAGTACGGAAGATATTTTTATATTCA